GCAACGAAGCAACACTGGTGTTGCGTGGTGCTACCTCGCACACACTTGAAGAAGTCGAGCGTGGATTTGATGATGCACTCGGTGTCGTTTCCCTTGTGATGAGCGGAAAGAAGTATGTGATTGGTGGTGGCAACTCATTCGTTCGCATGGCTATGCACTTGCGTCAACACGCCGCACAAATCGGCGGTAGGGCACAGATGGCCATCGAGTCGTTTGCAGACGCCTTAGAGGTCGTTCCTGCTACCATTGCGGAGAATGCTGGACATGACCCGCTTGATACCATTCTCGCTATGCGACACGGCATCCTACAGGGTGATGTACACCTTGGTCCCGATGTGACCGAAGGAGGCGTTAAGGACTTGCTCAAGGAGCCTGTCTTTGAGCCATTTGAATTGGTACGCCAAGCAGTGCTTAGTGCAAGTGAAGTGACCAATGCCATCCTTCGCATTGACGACATTGTTGCTCGTCGCCCGAATCAGTGATGAGTATGCTTGTTTGTGTTTTGTGTGATGAACCTTGTGTGTATTTAATTGATGGTGATTTTTGCGAGGCGTGTTGGAATGGGCCGGTTGATGGACAGGTTGAAGCAAAAGTGTAAGGTGTGCGGGGCCAACGATATACCCCGTCGCCTTACAGGTCGCTTCATTGATTATGACAGTGAACGAGTGTACCTCTTACACTGTAAAGTGTGTGGAGTGTTTTGGCTCGACCCTGCTATCAAGAAATTGAAACCTTATCGTTTGAAGAATATCTACCTACACCCATCAATGGATGAAGAAGAGTAATCAAATCAACCGTACAAAGGTGGGGTCAGTAGCATGACTTACTGTACAAACAAAGCGTGCATAACCACCATCAGCATCAGCCGTATCACCTATGGCAGATGTAGTAGAGTTCGTCAATGCAAATGTACCTGTGTTTGAACCATGAGTGTTTTTTATTTCAATAACATATCCAGCAGGGAAAGGCCCGCTTGTGGTAATCGTAAATGTACCACCGGGTGTCAACACGAGAATGTTTGCATCAGCCGAAGTAATGTCAATACTGGTGGCAGTGCTTGTCAACACACGGTCAAACACTGAACGAGTGAAACGGGCGGCGTGAGTACCACTGTAGTATAACACATCTTTGTCATTGTCACCTGCTGTGGTGCTACCTATTTGGTCACCAAATGATTGCCATAGAGCACCGAAGCGGCTTGCTGTGAAATTCGCTGTATCTTGATTGAAAGCATCAAGTTCAGTGTGCAAATCAACGGCTGTGGTAGCCCCTACAGCACCGCTGGTGACAGGAGATAGGTAGAGGGGGGTAGGGCGTACAAACACACGCTTGTCGTTGCTCTCACTGATTGACAGTTTGAGGTCACCACCCGATGCTGAATACACAGCACGAATGACAGCAAGCACGACACTTTGTTTCACATCAAGGCCACTTGACTTAGGATTGCTAAGGAAGGCAGAAGGTGTAGTAGGGTATGTGTTCGATGCTGTAGTGACTGGTGTACCCATTTCCCATGTGATGCATTGGTTAGTTGTGTCACTTGAAATGTACACAACAATCAATACTTCTTGGCCACTGCTAAGGGCACTGTATGTAGCACGCTTGTGTGCACTACCTGTAGTAAATGCAACATCTTGTGATGAGCCGGGACCACCGGCAAACTTGTACAACGCACCGTCAAGCACTGCGTGACCACCTATAATGCGTACAGTGTAAGTGTTGGTCACTTGTTCACAAACACCCGGTAGGTCTTCGGGATTGTCACGAATACTTGCTGTACCCGCTGTGTCTTCTTCCAACATGATACCATTACCATGCACACCCTCAAGCATGTTTGTGAGCGAAGGGCTGGTGATGTGTTCACCATCTTCTAAACTGTCTGTAAAGACCCCGCTACCAGTCATTGCTGATGCGTGGTTTGCCGCTGTATGTCCCGATAATGGATTACCTGTCATTGTCCTCTCCCCAATTGTTCTAACATGTAGTTGTATTGTTGCGGGTCTGTTCCAAACCCTTCATGCTGAAATAATTTAGTTTGCTGTGGGTCTTGGTTTAATGAATTAAGATAATCGAGTGTGTCCCTTACCGCTGTGTAATCACCCATACCTTCTTTCCAAGCCCTTTCATTACCATCGTTTTCCCACACATCAAATTGAGGTCTGTAATCCTTAACTCGTTGTGTCAGTTCCGCTAATTCATCGGCAGGTACATGCTTAAAATTTTGTCTTATATTGGGCATAATTCTACCTTGCTGAAAATCAATTGGTTTTCCGTATTGTCCGATTTTATGGCCTCTAAAAGTACGGAAAGCGGGGTCAAACACCTTTACTCTATTGTCTTGCATACCAATGTTTGGACCCTTCGTATCTGCTAAACCAAGCATTTGCATCAATGGAAGTTCTTTTATTCTTTGAACATCCATTTCATTCTGCATACCACCAAAGTCATATCGACCTTTTCTTCCAAATGTTTGATTCATTTGTCTTTGTTGTGTCCCACCACCACGAATAGGTGTTTCGGGTACTATGTCTTCACCCATATCAGCAAGAGCCTGTGATAGAGCAAGCGTAGCAAAACGATTAGCGAAAGGATGTGAATTTTTATCTAATGATACCTTAGTCACAGGTTTTCTTTTATCATCGGGTATAGTGGCTTCCCGATAATACCCACGAGTCTTTCGCTCTTTAAGAATGAGCCAAGCATCATCCATAATGCTCATTATGCCACCTCAATTGCGATTTGAATTTTCAATTCGTTTGCTGTTGATTTAGAAATTGGTGTGATGGTGTATCGACCCACTGGTGTGAAATCGGTACTGTCACGAAATTGAATGTACACCTCTTTTAATTGCTCGGTAAATGAAGTATCATATGGAAGTTTTGCTTCCACCAATAAAGATGTATCATCAACAATCGTCACTGTGGGTGTGAGTGTGATGGCGGGTCTGCCAGCAGAACCATCATCAGCGGTTGCTGGTGTACCATCGAAGCCCAAGATAACTTCGTTAATATTGCTTGCAAGCGTGTCAAGCAAAAGACGGCGCATAAAATCACTAACTGGAATAAATATCCCTCCTTGCTCTTGTCTTGTTCACACCAATCGGTAGTCCGTTTCCACCAATAAGTCCACGATTGTGCGTTCCCTTCACGCCACCGATAAGGTATGCTGTGTTAAACACTCCCCTTTCAGTCACCGATGAAACAATTCTCAATTCCACTTTACCAAACATTGCTAAGTTCTGCTCTACCACTTGTACATATGTTGCGGGGTTGGTGTCATTAGCACCAACGGTAGAGCCTTCCGCAACACCCTGTAATATACCCTCGATACCTGTGTCCAAGTTCATCATTGTTAGGTCACTCATGTTTCGCATAGGCATGTGTTTGACTTCGGTGACCACCTTGCTTAATCCGTCATACTTTACTGTCATACCGGGGCGCAGTGTAAGTAAATTCATATGACCGGCACTTGAAATGCTTCCACGGATGAGTGAGCGTGATTTGAGCACTTGGCGTGCTACACGGCGAGCGGCGTTAGTTGTACGAACAGTGTTGTCCACAACAGGTGCACTGTCTTCTCGTACTTCTTCGACCTGCCCTTCTACATCGTCCACCGTGACAATCACCAAGTCATTGAGAGCCAATGGATGGCCTTGCACAGTCACACGGTTTGATATGTTTTCAATTGGATTATCTTGCTTAGGACCAAAGCGCAAGTTCTTGTCCACTGTATAAGCCGCTTCACTGAATAGAATGGGTATGTACAGTAAGTTGCCAAAGCGGTCAAGCAAAAGCATACGACTGTCATGACGACCTAAGAAGCGAAGAGCCGTCATAAGATTCATGTTGTTGAAGTCTTGACCAATAAAGCGTGTACTGTGCTTGCGTGCTGATGAAGTCGTCACATTCTTCGGGCGTGAAATATTCACGCTTGTAGCACCGCTGTTAATTGATTCGCCAAGTCGAATAGCCAAGTCGGTACTACGCAATCCCACATCAACTGGTTGACCAAGTTTGACAGTACGACCTGTAAAGCCAATACCATCCAGTGTCTTACCTTTCATGTTGCGTAGGTTCATCAACACACCAAATGATGATGATTCGATATTGTGAGGTAGCAATCGTTGACTCGGCGCATCAGCATTGTAAATGAGCATGGGGTCATTTGTTGTAGAAATTAAATCACCAGCAAAGAAAGGAGTAGAATTGAGGGAATGGCCGGGGGTGTTGTTATGCGACAACTGAATGTACGATTCACCCTCAAGGATGCGATAGTTGCGTTGCGGCATCACTTGTAAATTACGAGTGTTTTTCTTCTCCACCGTGACCTTAGCCTTGTTTGCCTTCTGCACGCTGATACGACCGTGATGAATGGCGTTGTCCACGAACACGGGCTTACGCACATGCGTCATGACCTCATCTGCGTCAGTGCTGTACCGACCAGTCCTTGTGTTTTTGAGGACGGTCATTCCATGCCCTCCCATATACCACTTGGTTTAGTCCATACC